TCTCCTGCATGCGCATGCCGATGTTCGCTGCTGCAATCAGGATTGCTCGGGCCACGTTCTCACCCGTCGGATGCGGGTCCGTGCCTTGGCCATAGCCAACGATGCCGTGCATCTCGAAGTTCTCCTTGTCCTGGCTTCTACGGCATACGACCTGCTTGAAGCCGTCCCAGAACTCGACGTCGAGGCGTAGCTTCGTGGCAAGGGTCAGCGCCTGCTCTTTGAAATCCAGCGGGCTGAACCAGCCGCTGAACCCTGCGGCCGTGAACTTGCGGATGTCGCCCTTGAATGAAGGCTCATGGGCGGTCGCGCCAATGGCGTTTGCTGCGAACTCGATGAGCTCGCGATCTGTCAGGCTCATACCCCCTCCCCGGCCGGCTGCCCGGCGCGCTTGAACTCAACGTGATACCCGCGCTTCTGGCTGCCATCAGCCATCACGACACGGCGGTCGGCGCCCTTGGTCATACGGACGATTTCTCGAACTTCCACGACCTGCGCGAAGCCCTGGCTCTTGAGCTGGGCGACTGTGATTTCTTGTGCAGGGGTCATTGGACTGGCTCCCAAACTTTCACGTTGGCTTTCTGGCTCTGGCGCTTCATGTCCGCAGTTCCGGCGCCGCCGGCAAAGGCAACAACCCCTACCGTTTCGCCAAGTTGTGCGCCGATACTGATCGCCGCTTTAAGCATCTCGGCATTTCTCCTCGGGCCAGCCGCCCTGCCGTGCTTCTTCCAGTTGGCGTGGTAGGTGATGTGATCAACCCCTGCAGAGGCTGCCCACACCAAGGCGTGGCGATCGGCTCCATGGGCTCCTCCGTTGAGCAGCACGCTGATCGGGGTTTTACGGTGCAAAGCGTCCAGCGCACTTACAACGAACGCACCATCAGCGAAGTCTCGGCCACCGCATGCGATAACGATCATCAGACGCCCTCCTTGCCACGGTGCGATTCCCACTCGAACGGCACGACGATCATCCCACCCTCGCGCAGACGGTCGACGCAGCGCTCGCCCATGGCCACCGGCAGCTGCTCGGGACCAAGGTTGGAGATCACCACAGTGGGCTTCACCTGCTCGTAGCGGCCGTTGATGATCGCGAACAGGGTCGTCAGCTCGAAGTCGCTAGGCTGCTCCTTGCTCACGCCTACCTCGTCCAGCACCAGCAGTGATGGCTCGATCAGGCTGGCGAGAATGCTGGCCTCGGTCGCCTCGCTGGAACGGTCGTAGGTGGCACGTATGGCTTGCAAGACCGAGCCCACAGTGCGGTACACAGCCGAGTGCGAGGTGCTGCGCATCAAGTCGTTGGCCATGCCGGCGCCCAGGTGGGTCTTGCCGGTGCCGGGCTTGCCTAGCAGCACCATGCATCGGCCGGTCTCGGCGATCTGGTCGAAGGTCTTCACATAGTGCCGGCAGAAGCGCAGCGCCTCGGCCTGGCCCTTGTGCTCGGCCTTGTAGTTCGCCAGAGAGCGATCAGCGAAGCGTTTCGGGATCAGCGAGTCGCCCAGCTTGCGGGAGATCGCCAGGCGAACGTTCAGGGCCTGCTCGGCCTCTGCGCGCGCCTCGCGCTCCTCCTTGGCAATGCGAGCGCATTCAGGGCAGTGGCTGCGCAGAGCCTTGCCGAGCAGCATGGTGACCTTCTGCTCGAAGGCTCCGTGCTTCTCGCACTCTGCTGGCTGGATCCGGGCAACGACCGCAGCTTGATCGATCTGGATGACTTTTTCAGAGCGCATAGCTGCCGTCCTCCCGCTGCGTCAGGCCTGATGTGTAATCACGATCAGCAAAGCCGTGGTGGCGACTGGCTGGCTGCGCTGCAGGCTTGCTAGGGAACTGGCGAACGTTGCTCGCTCGGCTCTGATCGTTCTTCACCCACTTGACCAGCATCTGCACCCACTTGCCCTGGGTTTGCAGGCCACCACTGGATTCGTGGTGCGCGGTGAACGGCGCGATGGCCTCGGCGGTGAACAGGTCGACCGACACGCCGTAGTGCACGCAGTAGGTCTTCAGCGACTTGGCGTCAGGAACCCAGTCCAGAGTCATCTCGACAGGGGCTTTGGGGTCGACGGGTTGCTGGGCTGGCTCCGACTCTTGAGTTTCACCCTCGGGCTCCGAATTTTCCTCGCCCGCGCTGAGAGAGTTCTTTTGATCTTCTTCAGGAATCAGTGAATCAGGATTCGGAGAATCAGGAATCAGGGCGTTATGTGACGCACTGCTAACAGTCTCTAACGGTGAATTAACGTTAAACTCCCGTTCTTTAACGTGTACCTTGCGTTTCTTGCCAGGTAAAACAACGTTCTTCTTTCGTTCGTTAACGGTGAGGTAGCCGTTTTGATCGGGTAGGACGCTATCTTTTTCGGAGCCATGCGGGTTCTGGTGTTTCTGGAAGTTCACGATCTCGATGACCGTGAAGCCCTCAACCTGGTATCGATTGACAAATCCAGCCTTAGCGAGGCTATTCAGACCATCGTCAACGTCGTATGAGTCGCACGGAAAGAGCTCCATCTTGATGCGCTTTGGGCGGTCTTCCAGACGACCTTCACGATCTGCAAGGCACCACATGCCGATGAACAGCAATCGGTCGAAGGCGGGAAGTTCAGCCAGAAGTTCATTGCTGAACAACCCGGGTTTGATATTGCGTGCGCGAGCCATTATGCGGACCTCATGCTGCGATGAGCGCCGAGCGATTTTGTGCCGTTACGACGCTCCGAATCTGTCCTGCCGTGGTTCGGGTGGAACCCATGAAGAAGCTCGGCAGCTTTTCTTGCTGCAGCTGCTTCCTCCATAGATTTGAATCGCCCCAAGTACAGGCGCTTTCCGCGAACTCGAATCTTTGCGGTCCAGGCGCTACCCTGCAGGCACACACCGGTCGCTCCCGAAGTGTTGTCAACGCGCATATGCTGGTTCTGCTGATTGCCTACGACGCTCACAGCGCGCAGATTTTCAATGCGGTTGTCGTCACGAACGCCGTTAACGTGGTCGATCTGGCCTTCTGGCCATTCGCCATAGGTGATCAGCCAGATAACGCGATGCACCCGAAAAGCAACGTTGTTGATCTTCACGCGAAGGTAGCCGTCGCTGTTTGGAGATCCTGCAAACATGCCGGGCATGGCCCTGCTGCCACGCCTGACCAGATTCACAAGCTTTCCGTCCTGGACCTTAAATAACGCCCTAGCTTGGTCAGCAGTAAGGAGTTGCTCGATGTCTTTCCGCACCACAGATTCGCAGCTAGAATTTTGTGGCGCGGGACTAATAAGCCACTTGCCTGACAGTTTCGATTCAGTCATGATTCACCTCACAGATGAGTTACCGCTGTACTTAGAAGAAGCCGCCCCGCCAGGCGGCTTTTTTGTGTCCGAGATCCTGCGGATTCGTTAATTCGGGCCTTCATCAGCCCCTCCTTTTTCAGGGACTATTGAGTCCTGATTCCTTTGTGGCACCGGGAGGTTTCGGATTTTTCCGGCCCCTCTCGGCCTGGTCTTCTCGAAGAAGCGCTCTGTTCCCAGCTTTGCGGCGTACTGCTCAGGCGACATGCCCGCCTGTTTTGCCAGTCGCTCAAGCTTTTCGTAGAGGCGTCCATCGATCCCGTGGCAGATCGTGGTTTCGGGCACGTAGGCCTCCTTCCGGGCCTTCAGGCCGTCTGGCTTTTGTCGGTAACATCGCTCTCGATGATGCTTTCCAGTTTTTCCTCAACGCACATGCGCACGAAGACGGCCAGCTGAAGCTTGTGCAGCCGGGCTACGGCCCTGAGCGCTTCATAGGTCTCTTGGTCGTAGCGCGACTTAATCTCCCGGTCTTTCAGGTGACTTTGGTCGTGATAGGCCATACGGGTACTGCTCCTTGCGATTGAAATTGGTTAGGCGGCTGTCTTGGTTGGCGCGGTGGCAGCCAGAAGGCGCTGAGCCTTGAGCGGCTTTCCATTCGCTTTTGCCAGAGCTGCGATCTTTTCCGCGTAGCTGGTCTCGCCGGTGTATTCGGTGCGCGGGAGGCAGCCAGCGGTGAGCCACTTGTAGACGGCGCGCGGCGTTTTCCCGCAAGCGAGCGCAACAGCAGTTACGCCGCCTGCGTCATCGATTGCCTTCTTGAGCTCCTGCATGGGGCCTCCAAACGAAATATGAACTGTCAGTACATATTATGTCGGAACTGAAAGTACATGCAAGTGCGTGCGACATTGAACCTATGGTTCAGATAGAAGAAATACGAGCGGCCTTCGCGGCGCGCCTGAGAGAAGCCCTGCTCGCCAACGACATTCCGTCGTGGGGCGGCGGCGCTCGTCTTGCGAAATTGGCCGGGGTCACACCCAAGGCCAGTAGCAAGTGGCTAAACGGCGAGTCGATGCCAGGAGGGGCCAAGATGCTTGCCCTGGCATCCGCGCTCAAGGTCCGGGTCGAGTGGCTGGAGTACGGGCGCGGCGGAATGCGGGATGGCGACCATGAAGCCCCGACGCCATTGGCGTCACAGCCCGCCGACATTCCCGCCTTCCCTACTGAAGATGACGAAGAAGACGCGTACGTCCACATCAAGCAGTACACCGCCCTAGTTTCGGCTGGGTCAGGTCAATCCAATGACCACGTCGAGGTTAGGGGGACGCTCGCATTCAAGCGCGAGTGGATCCGGTTCATGAGCCTTAATCCGAAGAATCTGAAGGTAATTTACGCGCAGGGCTCAAGCATGGAGCCAACCATCAGTGATCGCGATGTACTACTGATCGATGAGTCGAGAATCGACCCCGTCGACGGGCAGGTTTTCGCCCTCTTCAGCGAGAACAAAGGGGCAATCGTCAAGCGCCTCATTTTCTCTGACCTTGAAGGATGGATCATCCGTAGCGATAACCCGGACAAAGCGCTCTATGCAGACTTGAAAGTGCCGGATGGAGAGATCCATGAGCACCGAATCCTGGGTCGCGTAATTTGGCGTGGCGGAGTTCTGTAGTCATGCCCCTAACAAAGCCCAACCAAGACCTTCGCCGCGACCTCCAGGGCCTTGCCTCTGACCTTAAATGGTCAGCAGTCGAACTGATGCGAATCGCCGTCCGCCTGAGCGAAGCCGGAAACGAGCATGACGCCCAGGCGGTGATCAGGATCTGCCAGGTGATGCAGGATGGGGAGGATCGGCTGGTGGGGTATGGGGAAGAGGTAAAAGCAGGCCGTATCGAGAGATCCTGAAGAGGCTATTTTGCCGGCCGGGATTCGTCTCGGCTTTTTCGAAATGGAGGCAGCTTGGATATCAGCAACATAGCTAATAGCGTAGTCGCCAGCTTGATTGCGGCCATGATAATAGGGCTGTCAAGGGCTATCTGGGAGTCAAGAAGGAGGTATATAGGCATTGTTGCCGCAAACGTTGCAACAATTAGAGAAATCTCTCTAGCAGCCCTGCGAAATATTGCGGTCATGTGGTTTTTGCTCCTTCAGATTCAGCTCAACGTGTTCACCGATAAGCCGCTCACCAGAATGTCGGTGTTACTGATCGCCTTCTGGACATGGTGGGCCTTGTTCTACCTGGTTGCAATGCTAGGCCTCATTGTAAAGCCCAGGGACCTCCCTCAGAACGACTGATTTCCAGCGCTATGCCTGCGTGATGGCTGGCGGCCAGAGTGGTAGGATGGCGCTAAATTCACAGGGAGTTCGCCATGAAGGCTTGGGGAATCGCACTGATCGGGATCGGGCTGGCCGTCATCGCCTACGCTCTGGCCATGGATGTGACATTGCCTTACGGGCTCATGTACTGGGAGCGAGCGAGCAATGCTGAGCTTCTATCCAGGCGCACCATGTTGGCAGTGCTTGGGGCTGCATCTGCTGTTTCTGGCGTGATCCTTCTTTCGGTGCGATCAAGATCCAGCATTGACTCCGTAGGCGCCCCCATCTCTGGAAGCTCAGGCCATCAAGCGCATGAGTACATCAGCAAGCCTGTACCAATGCCTCAAGGAAGCGGAGCCTCGCACGGCTGGGTCGCCATACTGCCAGCCACCAGCAAGGCTGAGCTGGGCAGGCGCCTCGGGGTCGCCAGAGAGCTTGGTCTTCCAGTCGTATCCGGCTCAAGCATGCCAATCCATTGCGGCTATTACGACTCTCGGGCAGAAGCCGATCAGATCTGCCAGAGGCTGATAGCCGAATGTGGCATGGACGCCAAAACAAAGTACTTCCCGCAAAACTAGAATCCGCCGACATGAGAGCCCGCCTAGCGCGGGCTTTTTTGTGGGCGCGAGAAAAATGTGTACTTTTGGTACTTGACGACTGTGAACCAGTGGTACATATTTACATCCATCGAGGCGCT